CTTGTACTTGATGAGCCCGTCTGGGTTGATCTCTGATGCAACAGACCAATTCCATCCAGTTTTGGCTTCGGCGGGGATCACGAAGGTTCGCCCGCCTCGAAGCGGTATGGGCACCTCGATACATTTAAGCAGGTTGGGCAGGATACGATCCTCGTTCTGTTCGGGATATTGGACGAGTATAGCGTCATGTACTTGGAGGAGCAGCTGACAATGATTGTCGCGCCACACTTGGAGCATTCCACGGTTGAGGATGTCGCCGACAGAGCCTTGGGGGTCATAGGCTATAGCCTCCCGAATAGTAGCATCATCATTGCGCCGGCCAAAAAACCACCGGCGCCGACCAGTAAGAGTCGTGAGGCATCCCTGCAGGCGCAGAGTCTGTGCAACTTGCTGATGCCATCGCTGATGGGCTGGAAAGGCTCGGAAGTAGGCAGACTGGAACTCGGCAATGGTGGCAGTATCGAGGTGTGTGTGCTTGGACATGGTGTGAGGTTTTCCATTATAGTTAGTACCATGACCGAGTACTTTAGCCATGTGTCGGAACGAATGCTGACGATAGAAGGGTTTTTCAGCGATAACGCGATCTTGGCTAAGGCTTCCCGTCCATGGGAGGTCGCGCCAGGCGAGTCGGCAAACTGTAGTATGAAGGTCGCCTGACTCGCAGGCGTCGAGGTATCTACTGTCGCCGAAAAGGTTCCACTCAATGGCTCCGACAAGTCGTGACTCCGCTTGTTCAAGGTCGATGTAGGCCAGCTTCATGGTGGGGTCGGCGACGAAAATTGATCGGAGAAGTTCTTCAATATTTTGGAGATTAGTTCCAGTTCCGTAGTCAGATAGGCTCGAAGAGAATCGGCCAGTTGTGGTGCCGGCGATGTTGTAGCTTGTTCGCATTCGGCCATCAGGGTCAATACCTGTTTGGAGAACTCCAACCTTCTTTGTAAGTTCTCGCAGTCGGAGTACGTGACTGATGATAGGGTGAGCATAGAAGTGGATAGAGAGTTGTTCGAGGGCATCTCGATCGACCACTGGTCCCCACTGGCGGGTGGTTTTACTCTGCTTTTTGAGTGGCGGGACTTGAAGGACGTCATGAAGTAGTCTTTTGAGCTGGGCCGGACTGCTCCAGAGGAAATCAGGGAGTCCAATTCCTTCTCGTACAATTCGAGTGAGGTTGCCAGAAATTCTGGCGATGGTGGCTTGGTATAGTCGGGTGATGTCATCTCGGTGCTCCTGATCGATTAGAACTCCACGCAGTTTCATCTCCAGGGCGGGCGCCTGCAGGGCCAGGCTAAAGTCATAGGTGGCTTGAGTGGTCTCATTGAGTTGGGGCAGCAGGGCGTCTAGCACCTCCGCCGTGACACAGCAGTCGAGGCCATTGTAGACCCACAGCTTCTCTTCCTCAGTCATCGAGGCGAGGTCTGAAGGACTGAGCTGGGCGGTGTGGATGGCTCTCATTTGTTCCACGGCATCTTTGGCATGTCATTCGTCCCGCTTGATGGTGGTCTTGCCACGGGTCCGCATCAGTTTCCAAGAGGCCTCGTTGGTGTAGAGGGAGCCCAGAAAGCCCAGTGACTTCTCTGACTCGGGTTGCAGAGCGTGGTGCAATAGCATCGTGTCGTGCTGGTAGTTGGTCACTGTAATACCGTAGGATCGCCATAGGAAACTGATATCGTATAAACCGTTCTGTGCTGACTTGGGTTGGTCGCTATTGAGCACGTCACGTACATAGTCCCAGGCTCGGATTTCATCTGAGAGAGATGGCCAATAACTGCCTGTCGCTGATCGGGTGTCAGTGAAGGGAACAACAAGAGCTGATTGATGGTCTGGAGCAAATCCAATGCACGTGATCTGCTGCCCACTGGTTTCAATATCAAAGGTGATCTGGCGGGCGGATTTGAGGTGTTGCTCACGGTACCACTCCAGGTCGCGCAGGGAGGGTTCGATGTAGATAGTCCTTTGGGGTCGCCGTAGGTCTGGGAAGGTGGCTTCGTGGCGGGCCTTCTTAAGGTCTAGGACGGTTACAGGGCGGAGTGAATAGTTACGAAGGATCGCGGCGGGATGATAAGCCGGCAGACACTTGAGATTGTGGATGATAGGGGATAGGCAAACCGCTCCTCGGACACTTGTGATTCGATAGTGACCGAGTAATGCCCAAGTGGCAGTCCCACCCAGTAGCACTGCGAGGTTGGGTTTGAGATCTCGCAGCTCCTGGAGGAGTCGAGCAACCTCACTGTGATATTCGGGGCGGAGGTAGCCGGCGGGGCAGAGGCGGGGAAATCCGCCAGTTCGTTCGAGGCCACAGAGATTGGAGATGTCATTTGTTGGCCTCGGTCGTAGGTTGAAGACGTTGGTGAGGTGACAGGCATTGCGGTTGATCCCTGCTTCCTGGAGCATTTTGTCTAGGAGCCAGCCGGCGGGGCCGACGAAGGGTTTGCGGACCCGTTCTTCCTGTTCGCCCCAGGCTTCGCCTACCAGTGCAATTTCCACGAACGATATCTCCCCGAATGATATGGTTCTTTAGTCCCCACCCCACCCACCACACTCGGCCAGAGGAAGATGGGTGGGGGCTTCGAGGGCGAGAGGCCGACAGGGGGGACGCTTGCCCCTCGCCCGAAGAGGGTCAGGCGTGGGCGGTGGCTGTGACCTGGGTGAAGACGCGGCCATCGTCGCCGCGACCGGGGCGATGGGCGAGGGTCACCATGACCTGCTTGTTGGGGGTCTCGGAGATGGCCTCCCGGACATTCTTGGCCTCAATGCCGAGGTGGTCCCGCAGAAAGATCTTGAGCTGGTAGAGGTTGTCCTGGGGGATCCACTTAGTGATGTTGAGCTTCATATCACTGAGGCTGCGGCCATTGAGGGCCTCGGCCAGATCGTTCTGGAGCCTATAGTCGGTATCGACGAGTTGGAGGAGCTTGATGGGCCAGATGAGGCAGGGGACTTCCTTGTCGCCCATATGGGTGTGTTCGGGGAGGCCGGTGATGGTTGCGAGGTAGTTGCCGGGGGGAATCGGTTTGGGTGGTCTGACGGTGTCGAGGTCGATGTTGAGGATGGATTCGAATGAATTTATCTCAGACATGCTTCATCTCCAGGTTAGAGGGCTTCGAGGGCGTCGACTGCGGTTTGGGCATTGGCGATGCGACCTTCAAGAAGTTCGAGGTCATCAGTCAGTTCTTCAAGCACTTGCGGGGGTACGTGAGAGTCGAGCTTGGACCGCTCTGACTCGAGGGCGGCCTTCTCATCTTCCAACTCGGCGATATATTTATCTAACATGACGATGACGCTGTCGAGCAGGAACTTGTCAAGTCCCATTGGGGATTACTCCTTGAGGGTTCGGAAGAAGGTAGCAAGGCCTGTCTCAATGGGCAGGAGCGGTAACATCTTAAAGGCCGCGGGATTCTTCAGGTCGACCAGGGCAGTGGGAGTGGTTTGGATGACGCGCTTGCCGGAGGCGATGTGGGTCAGGGCCATATTCTCAAAGTAGGCCGGAATGGTGGAATTGAGGGCGGAGCCGATAGAGGTCGGGAACCCTTTCATGGTCCCATCTGGGCGGGACTGCCAGTCCACATGAGCCGTGACAATGACGTTGGTGCGGAAGGAGTCACTGGTGATCATATGGACCAGACCCTCTATGACTTGCTGGGCCGCATAGAACCACTGGCGCTGTTCCTTGGAGCCGGGGTTCATACTGCGGGCCCAATTGAAGGCCGCATCTCCACAGAATGTGAGACTATCCAGCACCAGGATATGGTGAGGTCCCCACTCGCGGGGAATCGATCCATCGGACCACTTGTCCAGTAGCGCGATGCCCCGCGTGAAGGCCCGAGGAACACCAGCGGGGGCTGGACCCATTGATGTGGGCCGAAGTTCGTCGCGTAGGGGTTCATAGTCAACGTGCCCGATGAGGTCAGGACAATCACGCTGGACCACAATGGGGAGGATGCCCCCGGCGATCTTGTTGTCGAAATCGAGAACATGCAGATGGTATCCCTCTTTGATTAGCGAAGCTAGGGCACCAGTCTTTCCGGTGCCACTGTCTCCGAGGAGGAGGAGTTTGACGATGGTTGCGGAGCTAGGCGGTTCTAGGATTGGCATCTTTTTCTTCCCAGGTTAGGATGATTTCGGTGGGGTGGATTTCGAGGCGGGCGAGCTGGCCCTCTTTGGGGTGGTCACGGTCGCGGGCATTCAAATATT